ACTTCACGTTTGCCATGAATTCGCAAAGCGGGAAGGGCTTTCCGTTGTCGGCGAATATATCGACCGGGCGTTGACCGGGCGTTCCGACGACCGCCCGCAATTTCAAAAGATGATCGGCGACGCAAAAAAACGGGCGTTTCAATACGTGATCGTGTACAAGCTGGATCGCTTCGCCCGTAATCGCTATGACAGCGCAATCTATAAACACAAGCTGAAGCAATGCGGCGTAAAGCTTCTTTCCGCTATGGAAAATATCGGGGACAACCCCGAAAGCATTATTCTTGAAGCCGTGCTTGAAGCGTCGGCGGAATATTATTCCGTCGATCTGTCGCAAAAGATCAAGCGCGGGCGGAAGGAAAGCGCCGCGAAGGGGAAGTTCGTCGGCGGCGGAATTCCTATCGGATACAAAAACGCCGGCGGCTTCCTTGTTCTGGACGAACAGATCGCGCCGCATATCAAATGGGCGTTTGAGCAATACGCCGCCGGAATGTCGAAGCGGGATATCCTCGACGAATTCAACCGACGCGGGCTTCGTAACCGGAACGGAAAGCCGTTCAATTATAACGCCCTGCAACACGCTTTCCGCTCTGAAAAATACGTCGGCGTGCTGGAACAATCCGGCGTGCGCGTCGAAGGCGGCGTTCCCGCTCTGATAGATCGCGCGACTTTCGACCGCGTGCAAGCGCGGCTTGATCTCATGTCGAAGCACGGCGCAAAAAACAAGGCCGTCGAAGTCGAATATCTCTTGACGGGAAAAATTTTTTGCGGGCATTGCGGCGCGACCATGCAAGGCGTATCCGGAACGGGCAAGGGCGGCGGCAAGTGGTATTATTATCAATGCCATTCGCGGCGAAAGCATTTGAACGGCTGCAAGAAGCGCCACGAAAAGAAAGACTTTATCGAATGGTATGTCGTCGAACAAACCGTCGAATACGTCCTTTCCCCGGAACGGATAAAGCGGATTGCCGCCGCTGTCGTCGAAGAATACGAAAAGGAATTCGGCGACAACTCCGTCGCGGAATTGGAAGGCCGGATCGCGCGGCTTGACCGCGAAATCGCAAAAGCCGTTGACGCGGCGCTTGATATGCCGAAGGCCGCGCGGAAGCCCATTTACGACAAGATCGAACAAATGGGCGCGGATAAGGAAGAATGCGAAATCGAATTAGCGAAGCTGCGCGTCGCAAACAAGATCAGATATACCGAAGAAGAAATTTGCGTGTGGCTGCGCTCATTCTGCAAGGGCGATTTGTTCGATATGGATTTCCGGCGGCGTATTATCGACGTGTTTATCAATAGCGTTTATCTGTTCGACGACAAGATCGTCATTTACTACAATATCCGCGACGGTAAACAAGTTTCGTATATCGAAATGCTGGAAGATGTAGGCGACGCGCCTTCCCCGGACGCGGATATCCCGGAAGCGGACGTGTTCGACTTTCAAACGGATTGTTCCACCAAATCAACCGAAAATCGAACACGATATATCTTCGCGGGCGGTTTATTCGGTGTCGTCATTTTCCGCGACGATCAATAATGCGGAAAACAGAAAAAGCCCCACAAGGCCGGATAACCGACCCTGTGGGGCTTCCTGTATAACGACGTGAATTTATACCCACGCCGCCGAAAACGTCGCCGACGTGAAAGGGGGAAAGCGTCAGCGACGCAATACGGCTTTAATGCTTGCTGATATAATCCGGATTGACGTTCCCGCCGTAATTGACGTTATCGTCCGCGTTTGCGGCGTAATATGCGTTGCTGCTGATCTTCAGCATTGCGCCCATGAAGGTATCAATCGCGGCAAGCGTGCCGACGATCTCTTCGCCGTAGGGAAGCCCCCAAATTTTCGCAAGCGCGAAATAAAGCGTCCCCAGCGCGGGAAGAACGATTTGCGCAATGTACTTCAGAATGTCGTACGTTTTGTTGCTCATTTTTTTCATTTCCTTTCTGATAATGATTTTATACCCTTTCCAGATCGGCGACGTTGACAGCGGCGACGACGATTCCGGTATAGGTCACGACGGCGCGATCCCCGTTGATCTGCGAAACGACATGATCCCGGTTATAGACGAAGGACGCAAGGCCGCGCCCTGTGTACGTCTTTGCCCCGCTCTTGATCCGCACAACGCTTCCGACCGTGATTTCGGCAGGCGGCGTTTCCTCTGTCGCCCCGGCGATATCGGAAACGTTGACCCATCCGAAAACATTTGACGCGCTCCCGGCGGTATGGATCAAATGATACTTGTGATTGCCGTTCATGCAAACGGCGGTAACTTTCGCTTCGCCCGGTCTGCATTCCGACGGCGTTTTCGCCCACGCGGAATAATAATGCTTCGTCCCCTTGAACGTCACAACGTCGCCGACGTTGTATGTCTGCTTTCCGTTTGCGGGCAGCGTTTCCACTTCGGGCGGCGTTTCCGGCTGCACGACGGCAACAGGCGCGGGCGTTTCCGCTTCGCCCTCCACGTCGAAGGCCGGACGGCCATAACCGACAATCGTTCCGGCGTGAAGCGCGTATGTGCGGCGTGCGACTTGATCGGACGTGTTACCCTCTATCGTATAAACGTGCTGCGCGTCCACGCCGACGACAATTCCGGTATGCGTCGAATTGCCGACCGATGTTCCGAAGAAGATTTGATCGCCTACCTTCGGCGACGTGAAATATCGTCCGGCGTTCCGGTAATACTGAAGCGAATATGTACAACCCGCTCCCGCCGATCCTGTCGGTTGACATAGCAGACGCAAAGCGTCCGCAAGCCCGAAGGCCGTAACGAAGCACCAGTCGACAAACATATCGCACCACGCAAAGCCGTTTTTCTTGCCGTTATAGAAGCCGCTGTATTTCGTGTCGAAATCGCGCGCGTACTTCGTATAATTCCCGCTCCCGGCGTTCGCGCCCTTGTCGTCAAGCCGCGCATTCGTGATTTTTTCGTGATATCCGATTTCAGCTTCCGCAACGGCGACCAGCCGGGAAGCATAGCATTTTGACATAGATAATCCCCCTTTGATACAACACAACGCACGCGTGCGATCTTTCAATGCACGCGTGCGTTGTAATGCGTTGAATGTGTTAATCCTTTATGCGGGCTTCGACGCCGTCAAGCCGTTTGTGCGCCTGTTTCGCGCTTTCCTCGACGGCTGTAATCCGGGAAACGACTTCGATATTTGTTTTCCGCTGCTCTTTCTGTTCTGCTTTGATATCGTCAACGCCGGATTTTATGTATCCGATATCCGAAAGCATTGTCCCGGCGTTCCGGCCTTCTTCGGTGTCGTCTTTCTTCCTGTTTCGGGCGAAAGCCATGTATCCGAAAACAATAGCGCAGATCGTAGAAATCACGGAAAGGATCGTCAACGCGTTTTCGCTCATTCTGAAGCCCTCCCTTTTATTCCGGCTTTTCCGGCCAGTCGATTTCAAACGGGAAGCCCGGTTGATCCGGGATTTCGCGCAGGGCTTGACGGTACTTCGCCCAATCGCCCGCGACGGCGGCTTTCAGCCCTTCGATAAGGGCTTTGAACGCCTTTAACATAGTCGTCGCCGTGATCGTGTCCGGAAGTTCAAGTCCCATGCGGTCAAGAAGCATTTTCGCGTCACTGTCCGCAAGAAGGCGGTCCCGGACGGCGCGCACGGCGGCGGCGGCTTTCTCCCGCTCTGCATTTGCGGCGGCGGCGATCCATCCGTCCAGATTGCCGGAAATGATTTCGCCCAGCGCGGGACGATCCGTTGTTTCGACGGTGTACGCGTCATAAAGATAATGCGTTCCGTCCTCCGCTTCGACGGGCGTTTCGTTCGCGTACAAGGTCACGCGGACGCGCCCGAAGTCCAACGGCTCAAAGATATATTTAGGCTGTTTTGTCGTGCATTCGGTTTTCATTTCGTATAACTCCCTTCAGTAAAGATATTTTGATATACGGATCAATGTATTTCTTGCGATACTCCGCCGAAGCGGTGTACTTAAACCATCCGCAATATGAAATCATTGCGGCGGCTTTATGAAACGATACTTTCTTGCATTTGCTGATCCGCTTTGCAAGGCGGCGCGCCCGAAGCGCAATCTTTTTCCGCATAATCACGCGATCCCGGAAGAAACGAAAGCCCATGAAATCAATACCACGCCCGCGCCGTTTTCCCTTGCGGTCGATATAGTCGACGCGGAATACTTGCCAATTCGCTTTTAACTTCAGTCCCAGCGGCGCAAGCCGCGCGGCGATCAGCTTTACAACGGCGTGAAGCTTTTTCTTGTTCGATCCGAATAAAACCATATCGTCCATATAACGCATATAGTGGACGACGTGCATTTCCTCTTTGATTTCGTGGTCTAAATCTTGAAGAAGGAAATTCGCAAGCCATTGTGAAGTATAATTGCCTATCGGCAAGCCGTTTTCGGTGCTGTCGATGATTTTATCGAAAAGCCATAGTATTTTGTGATCCTTGATTTTCCGCCGCAACGCCGCCTTCAAAGCGTCGTGATTGATCGACGGATAGAATTTCGTAATATCCAGCTTCGCGCAATATTTTGTGTTCGGTTTGTCTGTCTCCATCCACTTTTTAACGGCCTTCCGGCCATAGTGAACGCCGCGTTTCGGAATGCTCCCGCAAACAAATTCGTACATACCCTTCATAAAGATTTCTTCCGTCGCAAGGATCGCAAGCCAATGCAAGCATTGATCCGGGAAAAACGCCGGACAAGATACAAGGCGTTCTTTCCCGCTGATCCCGTCGACGACTGTAAATTGTCTGTATGGTGTCGGCTTGAACGTTTCGTTTACGATCATGTCAAAAAGGATATCGACGTACTTGTCGATATCCTTTAGAACATTCTGCACTTCCGCGCGGTTACGCTTGTTCCGCGCCGCGTTGATAATTGCGCGGCGGATCAAATCGCGATCCGCCATGTTTTTACCTTTATATCGCTTCATAAGTAAATATCTTTCTTGTGATCTACAAGGCTTTCACGAAATGAATGTTACTAACCCCATCTGGAACGATCAATTTTTGCACGGGCAAAAAGCCCGCCGCCCCTTCGGGCGCTGTGGCATGGGAAAGGAAGCGCCATGTTATATTTTTGTTCACACAAGAATGCGCCGCGCCGATGTTCCAGTTCGCGTTCCCCGGCCCGTTGTTCACGTTGCAATACCGCGCGCCCGCGTTGCGACCGTTGTTCACGTTGCCGCCCACAAGCAGCGCACGCACGAAAAGCACGCGCCGACCCCCGGCACTTGCGCTTCCAGTCCGAAAAGAGTTATTAAAAGGAACGCGGGGGCTTGCGCCCCCGATCCCCCCTAACCAGTCCCGGCGTTTTACGCCGGAGAAAGCGCCGCGCCGAAGGACCAGAACGCGTCCCCCGGCCCGCCGCTCACGGCGCAAAACCGCGCGCCCGCGTTGCGACCGTTGCTCACGATGCCGCCCACACGCAGCGCACGCACGCCGGACGCTTGATAATAGTAATCGGCGAAGTACGTTGTCGACGATCCGCCGGAAACGCTTGTCGTCACGCGGCAATGCGGGAAGTTTTCGTCGAAGCCCATTTCGGCCGCGTATCCGTTCGTCTGCGCGACGGTGTACGAAAGTGCGGTGTAATGTTCGTTCACGCTGCCCGTGTAATTGTCTGGATCGTCCAACACATACGGTTGATAATCGTTTTGCAGATAATCCCAACGCCAGCGGAATTGATTTCCCCACGGATTTTCAATCCCGCGATACTTGCACGGCATTTTCGCGTTCGTGTTGCTGATCGGCGACCCGGACGGCGTTAAAACGCTGTCGCACGCGCCGGATTTCCACGGACGCGAAGAAATATAGTGTCCGGCTTCGACGGCGATATCCGATCCGTCGGCGCTCTGAAGCGTGATCTTGTTTGTCGCGGTGTCGATTGCTGTAACGGTTACGTTCGTCGCGATCTGATTTCCCTTGTCCGCCGTACCGATTGCGATAGCCTGCCCGACTACCAGCGCGGCGGCGCAAGCTGCCGGGACGGTGCATTCGTTCGTCCCGCCCGCCTCCACAACGTCGGACGCATAGCGCATGGAAGAAGCGCCCTGCATGACAGTTTGATGATCGCGCGTCGCGAATTCGATATCAAGCAGAATGCGGATGATCTCTTCGTCCTTCGTGCCTTCGATCCAGATATCCGCGTCAAGATCGTTCGACGTGTGCTTGTTCTTGCAAAGCGTCATAAACGCCGTAAGCGAAACACAATGCGGCCAGTATCCCGGACGGGAAACGGGAACGCCGTTCGCGTCAACTCCCGCCGTGTATGCTGGAAGGAAAACGAAGTCCCGAAGTGTTCCGTCGGCGCGGCGGAATTTCGACGGCGCACGGTATCCGGCCAGCGGGGACGAAGAAACGACGTGCGTGTTATCGTCGGCGCTCCTGTAATAGTAGAAAAGCGGGACGTAAACGAAAACGTCCTTGTTCACGTTATCGAAGCCGACTTCGCCTTCAAAGAACGTCGCGACCCGCTCCCCGTTCACAAGCGCTGTATTGCAGCGGCGCATACCCGCCCACGGCATAATGAAATCAAAGTCGTTCACGGCGGTTTCTTCGTCCGTGCCGACAGCGGCGGAAAGTCCTACCGCGTCATAAAGGCGCGTTCCCTGCGCCGCGCTCCCGGAAAACTGCACGCCGTAACGCTTCACGTCGCCTTGCAGCTCCAAGATATTTTCGATGAACGTATCGTGATCGTATTTCGTATAGCAGCGGGCGACGGTTTCGCCCTGCTGCCACGACTTCGCTTCCGTGCCGCCGAAGCCGCGCGTACACCCGACAAGGCTTTGACCGCTGATCGTGTTATAAAGCACGACTTCCGCGTCGTCGTCCGTGCCGATTGTTACCAAATTCGGCGCGGCGGGAAGCCCGCTGATCGACTGAAGCGGAATTGTCGTCGCCGACGCGCTGATCGCCGCCGTCAAAACGGTTTCGGGCGAATTGTTTACGCCCTTGTACATTGTTTTCATACGGTGTTACCCCCTCTTGATTGTATAAAGCCCTGCACAACCATGTCGATTGTGATATAGGCTTTATCATTCGGTAATACTTCGATTGAATGCCACGCGCCCCGGTTGATTTTCCCTTGATTGTTCAACAGATATTGCGTGATATCCATTTCGGTATCAGCTTGTACGGCGGCTTTGTAAACGCCGTTGATGTACAAGCCCGCCGCCGTAGGATTTCCGAAGTTGAAAATCCCTTGTTCGATCCCGTGCGTATGATCCGGTATCGTGATACTGTGCGTGTGATTCGCTATTGTGATACTGTGCGTATGGGCGGCTATCGTTACGCTGTGCGAATGGGAAGGAAGCGAAACGGAATGCGTGTGCGACGGCAACGATACCGAATGCGAATGCGCGGATATTGAAACGGTGTGCGAATGATTCGACAGCGTAATATTATGCGTGTGATTTTGGATCGTGTGTAAATGCCTGTGCCATCCGTAACCGTAGCTTCCGCCTGTCGCGTTATAAGGCATTGAAACGTATGTGTGCGAATGACTGTCGAAGCGGTCATATAGCGGTGTTCCGGATGTGCGCCCCGTGCTTCCTGTGCTATATGTCGATGATCCTATCGTCGAATAACCGGTATGAATCTGTGAAGCGCCGTTTTGCGTGGAAGTGACTGTCGTACCGCCGCCGGACGACGAAGTGATCGTACCGCCGCCGCCCGAAGCCGACGTTGCCGTACCGCCGCCGCCCGAAGCCGACGTTGCCGTACCGCCGCCGCCGCCCGCGCTTGTGACGGTCGTTCCGCCGCCGCTGGACGACGTGACGGTCGTTCCGCCGCCGGACGACGAAGTAATGCTTGACGATCCGCCGCCGCTTGTCGCGCGGGAATAAGAGCGAAACGGCGAAAGGTTTATTTTGACCTTTACGCCGTTCACGATCCGCATTTCGGCGGGGATATAGAAATTCAACCTTGCTTTTACTGTTTCCGTCGCGTTCGCCTGTACGCTCTGCGCGTAAATCTGCGTCGCACCCTGCGAATACACTTGTTCGATACGCTGTCGATCTGCAAGATCGGCAATCGTCGAAGCAACGTCAACGGCCTTCGTGGAAAGCGTCAACGACATATTGCCCGGTATATCGTGATTGCGCGTGATCCCGGTAATGTATGTGTTCGTGTTGTCCTCTGTAAGCCGCGTGATCCGGCCTAATTCGGCGCGATCCAGATTGTCGGAAGTCAGCTTGTACAAGTCCGCAACTTCAAACGCCCGTGTTATTTTCGGCTCTTGCAGTTCGGCAAGGATCGCTTGCCCCCGCTCTTTCAGACTTTGCGCGTCCTCGAAACGACGGTCGACGAATATTCGCGTAATCAAGCCGTATTCGTTGATCTTCGCTTGCGGCGCAAGCAGATACGGAACGCCGCCGTTCGCGTCGGCAATGGTAAGTTGATTAACGCCTTCGCCGTATCCCAAACAGTAAAGGCGCGTGCAAATATCCGTCCCGCCTTGCTCTTCCTCCATCGAAAGCAAGTTCTTTCCCGCTCTGATATAGAATTGCGGCGTACCCGCCGGATTGATCTTCTTCAGCGAAAGCCGCCACGGGAAAACGCTTGTGTCAAACGTCCAGATATACGGATCGGTAAAGCGATTCGGAATTGAAAACAGGGCGGCAAGCAAATTTTCATTTTCCCATGCGTATTCAAATTGACGGTTGAAATCGCATTCGGCAAGCACCCATCTTTGAACGGTCTGTTTCGATAGAACGTAATTGATAACGTCCGCCGTGTAAACGCCCGTATTGCCGACGACGTGTTGACCGAATAACACGTCGTCGGTCAGCGTCGCGACGACGTGTTCGCAATCGTAAATCTTTACGGTTACGTCGGCTTTGCTCTTGCGCGGCGTTAATATCCGGTAAAGCTGCCCGCCGTCAAGCTGGACATAATGAAAGTGTTTGCAAAACGCCGTTTTCGGATCGTCCCCCGGCATGGAAAATTGAAGCTTGTTTACCGCGTTGATCTCTTCGGTTTCGATCCTGTCAAAACTGTTTTGCAAGATCGCCGTTTTCAAACGCTGCAAATCAAAGACTTCAAGCATTTATAAATACCTCTCTGTGTAAAGCATGGATATTTTGACGTTTGCCCCGTATGGGCGGAAGGTGATCTTGTCGACGGCGCGTGAAAGGAATACCCAATCGCCGGAATGCTTGTCGATAGCGTTTTCCGCGTTCAAAAGAACGTTGTAATTGTCGCTGTCAATAACAAGCTTTCCGCCCGCCGGGATTTGCAAAGAAATCTTCAACGTCAGCGTGTCGAAGATCGCCGTTGCGATAAGGCAATTCAACGTTTCGTCGCAATAGATTTCCGACGCGGTATAGCTTGCGCCCAGCGCGGCGATCTGCTCGACAAGCCCGGTCATGTCCGGATTGATATAGATATCTTCGCCCAGCGCGGCGCGCTGATTGATGATCCCTTGCAGCGTTCCGACGATAAAATGATTGATTGATAGCTTGATCTGTGCGCTGATACTGTCGGACAGCTTTTCCGAAACAATGTAATCCGCCCGAAGCGTTACCAGCGCGGAAAGCGTATCGCCGCCGGACGCGGAAGCGTCGATCAACGCCCCCGCGATAACGGCGGCGTTCACGTCGCCGGATTGCTTTTCCTGTAAATGGACATTCTGCCCGAAGTCCACAAGCGCCAACAATGCCGACGCGAAATCGTCGCGGTATTCGATATCCGTAACGTCGGCGGACGGCAAATTGAAGCGCTTTATATTGAATTTGCCGTGATTGAACATATCAGTTCACCGCCAATGTAAGCCCCGCCGCCGGAATGTTAAGCAGAAGGCCGGAACGCATATACTTCGCGGGGGATTTCTGCTTTTTGAAAACGGGATTGCCGCCGGAAGCGGCGGACATAATGACGGTGTACGCCCATGTCCCCCAATCGCCCGTTGCACGTGCCGACTGTACGGCGGCGTTGTTCTTGATCTCCATATAGTTCGTGCCGCTCTGCGCGGACGGGGAAGTAAAGGTCAGCGGAAGCCGCGCGTAATCGTTCCCGGAAAGTTCCGTGCCGCTTTCGTCCGGATCGCCGTTGTACAACGCCAAATGCGGCGTAACGCCCGCGCAGTTAGTCCCCCGAAGGATATTCAAAACTTGCGTCTTAAACCAATCGGAGAAATCGCCGGAAAGCCACCATTTCGCTTCGTTCGCGACAATGACGGGCGCTTCCTGTGCTTCGATTGTCTGCGCTTCGGAAAGTTCGCCATACACAAGCATATTTCCGGAAGTCAGCGCGTCGAAGATTCCGATATGCGTTACCGTTCCGGCGGCGGCGGGCGCTGTCGGGAAGGTGATTTCGGCGGAATTCTTGATCCCGATACCGCCTTCCATGCTTTCGGGCGCGTCAAAGGCGATAGCGCGGCGGGCGTATCCGGTGTATGAAATCTCCGTGCCTCCCCCAGCTTCGCCGGGATTTGTCAGAAACAAGCCGACGTAAACCGTCGACGGCGCGCCCGCGCGAACGCCGTTCAACACGTTCAAGATCATTGTTTCAAAATAGTTCGTCGCGTACATTAGTAATTCTCCCTTCGTGTTCTGATTGTAATTTGTACTGTTGCCGTTGCGCTGCTTCCGTTGTTTGCGATTTCAATTCTTGTCGGTGTTTCGGCTGTCCCGGCGTATTCCGGGACGTAAACGCCGTTCGACGGGATTTCGACGTTTACCGTCGCGCCGTATGCGAACGGATCACAAATAAAGGTCAGCGGGAAATATGTTCCGATCCCGCCGACCTTTTCGATTTCCGCCGCGTCGTAAATGCGACCGATATAATATTTGTCCGGCTCATCCCAAAAGACGATCCGGTTTTTGAACGAAAGCAGATAAGCGATTTCCCGTTTATCTGCTTCCGTTAATTCTTTGATCGTGTCGCACTCGACAAGATACGATATTTCGTCGTAATACTTCGCGCCGAAATCATAAGCGCCGGATTTTTCCGGGATAATCAATTTCCGTTCCCGAAGCGGCGGTTTCAAAAGCCTGTGCCGCTTTCGGATACGAAAACCGTATGCCGTGAACATATCCACGCTTCCGAATTCAAAAGAAAATTTATGCAAACTGCAAAACCCCCTTGTAACGAAGTTCGGACGCAAGTTCGGACGCAAGTTCGCGCCCGTACTGCTTTGCGGCGGCGACATTCTCGACGCTGCCGTTAATGTTTATCACGATCCCGCCTAAAGACGTACTATTGTTTACGGTGGAATTGTTCGTCACGTCGGCGGCAAGTTTCCTTTCTTCGGCGTTCAAGCGGTTTTTGATCCTCTGAAACTCTTTCGGCGTTTCCGCGTCGAAGCCTTCGCCAATGCCCGCCGCCATCATTTTACCGACTTCATCCCGGAATTTTGACGACGGGGAATGAATGCCCAGGGCGTTTTTCGCGCTCTGAAGTAAGTTTTGCGCCAAGCTGGAAACTTGACCTGTTAGCCAGCTCCACCCGCTCGACAAGCCGTTCCATACGCCCTGTACGATTTGATACCCGACGTTGAAGAAGTCCGAAAACGCGCCCGTAATTGTCGAAACGATGGATTGCACAAGGTTATGAACGAAGCTTTTAATTTCGCTGATTATCTCCGCGCCGCGATCTACAAGCTTTGTGAAAAGCCCCCGGCCAGCTTCGGCGATCTGATTATGCAGGCCGACGACCGTTTGGATAATCGCCGTTATGATCTGTGGAATGACCTTTACCACGGCGGCGATTATCTGCGGAAGATTTGTTACCAGCGAAACAAGCAGTTTTACGCCCGCGCTGATGATCTGCGGAATCATCTGTATCAGCTTTTCCGTTATCGCCGTTATGATTTTCGGCAATACCTCGACGATCCCGTTAATGATTTCTGGCAAGTTCTCGACAAGCGCCGTCAAGAGCGTTACGCCGCATTCGATGATCTGCGGAATTAAGCCGATCAGCGCGTCCACAATGCCGGAAATGATTTCCGGCAAGGCTTCAAGGATAATTGGCATACTGTCGATAATGCCGACGGCCAGCCCTTCGATAAGCTGCACAACGGCTTCAAGGATCGTCGGCAACTGTCCGACAATGGCCGTCGCGAAAGAAACGATCCCTTGAACAATCGTCGGAATAAGCGTCGGTAATTCACTCCCGATTGTTTCGCCCAGTGTTCCGACGATTTCGCCCGCTGCTTCAACAACTTTCGGAAGTGCTTTCATAATTGCTTCGACTAGCTTTGTTACGATCTGGACGGCAGTTTTTGTGATCGTCGCCGCGTTGTCAAGAATGCTTCCGGCGAATTTCTCGACAATCGTTAATCCGCCTTCAACGATTTTCGGCAAGGCTTCCGCGATCTTGTTTACCATTTCGCCAAGCACAACGCCGAATTCGTCGGCCAGCGCGTCAACGCCGCCTTCCCGGAAAGCCTTTCCTAAACGCTGCGCGCCCGCCGTAAAGTCATTGACAAACCCGGCGATATCTTCGGCAAATACCGTTCCGAAAAGGTTTCCAAGCGCCGACGTTGTGGCCTTCGCTTTGTCCATAGCGTCGGAAAGCGTGTTCAAGCTATCAAGCATATCTTGTGAAAGGATCAAGCCCGCTTCTTCAGCTTCCGCGCCTAACTCTTCCAGCGCGTCAACGCCGCCCATAATAAGCGGATTTAAGTCTTGCGCCGACTTTCCGAAAATCTCCATTGCCAGCGCGTCGCGCTCTGTTTCGTTTTCAATCTGCCCCAGCGCCCGGATCACGTCGGCGAACACTTCTTCGTTATCCCGAAGATTTCCGTTTGCGTCCGTCACGGAAACGCCAAGCGACGCGAAAGCGTCCGCCGCCGATCCCGTACCGTCGCGGGCGCTCGACATTTGCCGCGTAAGCTTCGACAAGCTGCCCGTAAGCGTATCCATAGAAACATCTATCATATCGCTTGCGTACTGGAATTTTTGCAAAGTGTCCGTTGCGATCCCCGTTGTTTTCGACAGCGTGTTCAAGTCGTCGGCGTTATATGCCGCGTCGATAGACATTTTCACGATAGCAGCGCCCGCCGCTGTCGCCGCGCTCCCAAGCGCGATAATTGCTTTCCCGGCGATTTCGCCGACGGTCTTTAACGCTTCGCCGAATTTGTGCCATTTCTCTTTTGCGTCGTCGGCTTCCTTTGCGGCCTGTTTTGCTGTCTTGCCGCCCCGGTCGATCTGTTCGGTCGTTTCGGCTTGCTGCTTTTCCAGATACCGCAATTCTTCTTCTGTGCTTTCTACCTCGCGTTGATATGCTCTATATTGTTCTTGCGTGATTTCGCCCTTTGCGGCCTGTTCCTGTACCTGCGCTTCAGCTTCGCGCAGTTTATCAAGCTTTTCTTTTGTGGCCTGTACGGATTGCCCTAAAAGTTCTTGTTTCTGTGCAAGAAGCGTTGTATTCGTTGGATCAAGCTTCAAAAGACGTTCAACGTCTTTAAGTTCGGTTTTAAGGCTTTTGGATTTGGAATTTACGTCGGAAAGCGCCTTTTGTAACGGCGTGGTATTTCCGCCGATCTCGATAGTTATTCCCTTGATATTCCCGGCCATAAATCCACCCCCGTATTATCAAAATGCGTCGAAGTCCGCTTGCGTCGCCGCTCTTGTGTCCGGCGTGCCTGTCGGCTCATACAAAAGCAGATCAAGCAAGCTTCCGACGGTAAAGTATTCCAGATCGGCGACGCGCACGCCTAAACGTAAAGCCCCACGGATCAACATTTCCGTGGGGCTTTCGACTTCGTGTTCCGGCGCGGTGTCCGCGTCGCCGTCTATCCGTTTTTTGAAGATTTGCCGCCCATGCTTTCAACGTAAAGCGTGATCGCTTCATGTGCCGCTTCGGAAAGCGGGAAACTATCAAGCGTATCAAGCCATTCAAACGGCGGCGGCAATTCGGGATTTGCTGCCTTGATAAGAAGCCAGCACATATTATAGACGACTTCAAGATCAATCTTTGACAGATCGACCGTTCCGTCCGGAAGCATAGCTTCTTGAAGCCGCTGCACGTCCTCGAAAAGATCGCGCCCGAATTGCGCTTTGTATTTAAGCAGATTCGCGGCGGTTGATTTCATCGTGAAATCCTTTCCGCCGATATTGACGATTTTTTCCATGTTTTAAGCCCCTTTCAAGCGCTGGATCAATCCGCCACGGTGACGGTTACGGTCTTTTCCTCTTCGGAAGTCATAAGGATCGTGAAGGGCTTTGCGCCGTTGGAAAGCGTCAAAAGATATTCCTTCTTGATCGTTACGATATTCGACGCAACGGTAAAGTTACCCGCGCCGATAGTCTCGCCGCCGATCTGAACGTCAATCGGCGTATCGTTCGTGACGGTGACGGTCACGTCAGCGGCGGCGGCTTTGCTGAACGTCGCCGTTTTCGGGGAAACGTTCGCGGCGGTGCTGATCTGCCCGTATACGTTATCAAACCAGCCGTTATAAACGCTGTCCGGCGTTTTTTCGTTCGTGCGCCCCTTGACGGTCATATCCGGAAGCGGCTTGACGACAAGCGGCATACTTTCGGTTTTCGGCGTGGTGGTATTCTGCTTCGTCTCGCCGTCGACGTTCGGGCGGTTAGCCTTGCAGTTATACAGGACGTGACGCACTTTCCGCTTGTCGCCGTCGAATTCAAACATCATAGCGAAGCGGGACGGCTGCACGCCCGCCCGCTCGGTATAGACGAAGTTTTCGTCGACGATCTCGCCCAAATACTTTTCCTTGAACCAGTCCGGGACAAGGGCAAATTCGATATTGCCTTCATACCCGTTGTTCGTCATGGAAGTAAAGTATTCGATATCGTCGGCGTAAAACGGCGTAGTCTCGCCGACGGGCGGAAGCGACAGATTGACCGCGCCCGGAACATGACGCGGCGTTCCGTAAGAAATGATCCCCGCGTCGGTTTCGGTCAGCGGCGCGACGTATACGTTTTTCAGTCCGTACCTAACTTTGTTTGCGCTGCTCATGTGTGTTAATCCTCCATTTCTGAAAATTCGTAAATGATTTGATAAAGCCGATCTTCTTTGTTATAAAATTCGTCGAAAACCTCCCAGCAAATTTCATTTTCATCAAAGATCGCTTCAAGCGTTTTTTCTGTTGCCGTTTCTTTCTTTTCGGTGCATAAGATCACGTTCCATCTGTTCGCCTTCACATATACGCGATTGTCCGCGTACATATTTTCGGACATTTGACGCGCGATCAGCACAAACGGCAAAGCGGGCTTCGATACGAAGTGATCGTACACATATTCGTACCCGCTCCCGGAAATAATGTCGATCAGCCGTTGCAGATTGAAGGGAATAACAAGGCTTTCGCGGTATGTGTAGATACCGACCGATATAACCCCGTCAAAAGCGCCGCTTGCTGTGAAGCTTTCCGGAACGGTCAAGATCAGTTCCGGCGCGGCGGCTTCGATCAATTCTTGCAAAGCTTCGCGAATATCAATCGTTGTCGGCTTTTCCGGAACGTCAAAACGCTTTGTATTGAAAGCTGCACGGTTAAGCATTTTACTTTCCCTTCCCTATGACAATTCGCACTTTTTCTTCAAGCGAATTCGCGGCGGCGGCTTCGGCGGCGGCTATATGCGGATACGCGGGCGCGGGCGCGGGGCCTCCATGCCCTTTTTCAAGAAGGTGTGTCAACTGATAATCCGTCCGGTTATATACCGTGACGACCTTTTCCGTTGCTCTGTCGGAAGTGTTTTTCACCGACCAGCCCTTCCGATAATCTCCCGTCCGTTTCGGGCTTGTCCGTTTAAGGCTTTTCGCGGTTTCTTTGCCGACTGTTGTAACGGCTTCGTTCACGCCCTCTTGCACGCCGTCGGCGTATTCTTCCAGCGCGGCGATCAGATCGGAAGCCCAATCGTTCATTGTTCGCCCGTCCTTTCGGTGCAATACAATTCGATCTTTTCGCCGATATCGTAAGTTCGATAAATCGACATACGATCCCCGCCGTCGACGGAACAATACTTTTCGCCGTTATATTCGTCTGAATAGATTTTTACCATGCACGACGGCTTGATCCCCAGCTTCCCGGCGTTGAAGAATTCAGCGGCGAACACGCTTTCTTGCGTGCCGAAAACTGTTGTCGACTGTTCCGTCGCTGTTTCGTTCCCGTCCGCGTCCTTCGTGTATGACGTATCGCCGTACAACGTGACTTGTACGTCCTTATGTGTCGTCGTCTGTGGCAATGTAATCACCCGCCAAACTCAAAGCGCACTTCAAGTAATCGTAAGCGTCGCGGAAGCGTTTTGCTTCGTTTACGTCCAGATACCCGAATTCCGCTTTGCAATACAGGATCACGGCGCGATCTATCAGCGGATCGCCGAAGGACGTTGCCGTATAGTCGATTGTGTCCGGAAGAAGCGTAATGCCGACGTTTCGCAAATCCTGCACGGCGGCGGCGATCAAGTCTTTGATTTCATCGTCAAACGCGTCTGAAGTCCGGCGCAATGCAAGCTTCACTTTTGACAGCATTATTTTTTCGCCCCCTGTATCATTCTGTATGTGTTTTCGGTTACGACCGTCCGCGCGACGTGCCCCATTTTTACCGCGCTGTCGCAAAAGAGTTTATACCCCTCCCGGCGGGCGCGGATACAAAACGATATATCTTCCCCGTATCCCGGAATAGGCATAAATGCCGTTTTGTTCTTTTCGATCACGTCCCGGATCACGGACGTTTTTACAAGCACGCCGCCAAAGCCGCAAGCGTCGATTTCGAAAACGCTGTCTTTCGGATAATCGTTGTAGATTTCGACTTGTGCTTCCCCCGGCGCGCCGTACTTCAGCGTCTTGTAAATGACGGGATCATACGGCGGGCGGCGCATAAAGGCCAGCGCCGAAACGATATCTTTGTCGTCGGCGATCATCCGCTTCAAGATATCCGGCGCGAAGATCATGTCGCTATCAAGCCATAAAACGAAATCATATTCGGCATTGACGGCCATTTCGGAAAGCTTGTCCCGATTTGCGAACACAAGCGATCCGGCCATCAATTCGACGTGACATTCGCCGACGGTTTCAAGGCTTGTCAAGCTGCGGACGAATTCAACGTCCACATAATCCGTTGTCGGAACGGCGATAAAGATTTTCACGGCATATTTCCCCCTTTACGACGTGAAAAAGCGGGAAGCACGGTTTCCCGTGCTTCCCGTTCTTAAATTATGCGGTAGTGGACACAAGACGGACAATCGCGTCGGTCTTTGCGGGCTTGCTGTCGAAAGCAGCATAGCCGCGATAATGGATCGTCGCGGAAAGGAAGCCGGAATTGTCGTTCCGCTCCACGTTCACGCCCTCGGACAGATTGCCGACCACATCCAGCCAGCGACCAAGATAAAGGCCGTTGTTCGCCGTCGCGACGTAATCGTCCACGACAACGGGATAACCGCAAAGCGTCTTTTCGACGGGATCGAAGATTGGCCTTCCGGTGCTGTCAACAATGCCCTTGATCTTGCTCCACAAGGTTTTCTTGTGGACAAGAAATTTCGCTTCCGCGTCGTAGGCGGCGGGAAGAAGGGCGATCAGATCCATAATATTGCCGTAGGTGTACCCGGTCGTCGCGGTATTAAGGATCTGATTTGTTCCGGTCGTGTAGGTGATCGCAGCAACGCCGTTGCTGCTGTCGTTGATGATGAAATCATCAATCGCGCGGGCGATATCGCCGGACAGCATTTCGACAAGCCAGTTTTCAAACTGGTCGATATTCTGATTCGCGGCGGCTTTGGAAATGCCGATAACCTTCATAAACTCGTTCGCGCCCAGAGTGACGGACACGACGGTATCGGCGGCGGCGGAAACGGCGTTGTTCTCGGTGTGCTTCGACGCGGCGTTCCGCGTGCCTTCGACCATGAATTTGATGTTTCCGGCAACACGCATAAGCGTGATTTCCGACAGCATGGGCGCAAGCTTCTTCATCTTCTCGAAGAATTTGTCCGCAACAAGCGTCGGGATCGCGGTGTGCGTGTCGGTCGTAGCATACGCGCGCTTTTCGGCGGCGGTCATAGCTTCCGGCCTTCCCTGAAGGTTTTTCAGCCACGCGGCGCGGTATTCGGGCGTGCTGATCGGATCGACCGGATCGGCGGCGGCGTTCTCATTGAAACGGCGGGCGGTCGTGCCTTCACCTTCGGCGATACGGGCAAGAAGGCCGTTGCGCCTCTCGGCGGTCTGCATAAGCTGCGCCCGCTCTTCGGTCAGCTTCTGCACTTCGTTTTCGTAGGCGGTCACTTCCTCGGCGGTAAGCTGATCGCCGCGCTGCTCCATGTCTGCGCGAATTTCGGCAAGACGGGCGTTGATTTCGTCAATTCTCAACATTTTTTCATACCTCCATCATAAGTTTTAGTTTGAGAATTTCGCGTCGGCGCTGCAAACGCTCCTTTTGCTCTCTTTCGATCACTCCGTCGAAGTAAGAACGCGCCGAAATATCGGTATCGGCGTTCGCCGGGATTGACACGGCGGAAACGTCGTAAACCTTCTTGATCTTTAGGATCGTCCGTGTATGCGTGTCGCGGTCGTAACTATCTTCTTTGACCGTGAACGCCCACGACATTTTTGTGATAAGGCCGTTTTCGATTTCTTCGTACAAATCCTTTGCGGCGCGGGATTTGCTCAAATCGGCAAACGTAAGCAAGCCGTGATCCACGGCTTCAAGTCCAAGCGTGCCATTTGAAAGACGCGCAAGCACTTTCCCGGCATGATTATACTGAAAGATCACGTCCGACATATCCGCGCCGACAAGCGCGTCGCGTGCGATCATTTCGTAATATTTCACGCCGTCCCATTCGTACAATTCATACGGGGAATTGAACGTCGTCGCGAAGCCCTCGACGTAAAAGTCAGTATCAAACCGCTTTTCCGTCGCCGCCGTTGGAATTGCCATCGGCTGAAGCATTGTCCGATATTCCCGATCCTGTACTTTCGGCATTCGGCAAACCCTCCCTTCCTAATTCGGATACTTCCGCATACTCTTTCCGAATGTAATATTTGTCGCCGCCTTCGACGTGCGCCATGTTCCAGATATCCATAACGCCGTTTCGGTTTATCAAACCACGGTCGAAAAGCTGCGTTGAAATTTCAAGCTTCGTTTTGTTCGACGCATATTGAAGCCTGTTCGCTGTGAAGTAAATAGCGTTCCCGAAAGACTGTTCCCGGACGCTATACGTCATATTCGACATAACTAAAGAAAGCTGGATCGCGAAAGGCTCTATCTTGCCTTCGTAATATGCGTTCCATTGATCTTCGGTATAGTCGTTTTGCAGAATGTGAACGTTCGTCCCGAAATAGTCAAAGACGTTTTCGTTTATCTGCTGCATTTGCGCGGCGTTCACGACAAAAGCTTTGCTTTCAATCGGCTTCACGTCGGCGAATTTCGCGTCATAGATAACCATTCCGCTTTGATTGTCCGGCGAAAGGTTATCAGCCGTGAAGCGCTCCCGCTCTTTCGTGATATCTTCCGGCTTTATCATGTTCGCGATCTTCGCAAGAAAACGGATTGACGCGGAATTTTTAACGCCGTTGATAATGCCTTGATTCTGCATATTGATTAGTTCCATCGTAGGACGGAAGGCGGCGTTGCTTTCGCCGAAGAAGTCGTCCTTATACTGGAAGTTTGTCAATATGCCGACCCGTTCAAACTCGATTGCGGCGCGCTGTCCGTTTGTGAACGTGTACCGAAGATACGGCTTCCCGTTGTGATCCAGCACTTCGCACCGCGACGGCATAACCGGATAATAACCGATCAGATCGCCGACTTCGTTTTCGACCGGGACAATAAACGCCGTATTCTGTACCGAAAGGATTGTCGCCGTCCGGTATAAGAATTTCGACGTATCCATGAAAGGATTTGGCCGGAATTGTAAAACCCGCTCCAAATCCCGACGCGCTGATCCGCTGATTTCCGGCTTCAGTTTTGAACAAAACGAAGCGAAAGAATGGATCGCGGCGCGCGTAAGTTCCATTTCGTATATACTTTCGGGCGCGCTTGTAAATACAGGCTGATACCCGTTCAGCATACGAAAATAGCCGTCTGCCTTGATATCGGCTTTCGGCTTTTTGAAGATCGTTTCAAATACTCCCATTGTTTCACCCCGCTTTTATGCTGCGTTCTTCAGCATTTCGCCGATTTCGCTATAATATTTCTGCCGTACCGTCATAGCGTCAATGACTGATACAAACCCGTCGATATGCGCCCGCTGTTCGATCTTTACCGGGCGGAATTTGCGCGTTTCCATGTTGTGTTTTACGGCGACGTTCAAGAAATGCGCTTTCAGAAGGTTATTGCTTGCGATCTTGAAATCGCCGTCTTTTATGATCCCTTCAAATTCGCGCATAACGGGCGTTAAGTTTTCGCCTTGAAATACGTCGTCCATCTGGAAGCCCACGGCGGAAAGATCGTCAATCAGATATTGCGCGGAATAGCGGTCATAACCGATTTTCAAGATGTAAATATCGTATTTTTCGCGCAACATCATAAACCAGTCGAAAACGTCGTGATAATCGACGTGATTTAGCCCGGACAGTTTGACAAGCCCTTGTTTGACGAAGATATCATACGGCACACCCTCGACGGCCTGCGCCGTTTCAACCCTGTTCGCGGGCATGAAGAATTGTACGAAAGCGTACAACTTCCCGCCCCGCTCAATCACAACGGAAGCAGCTGTAAGGTCTGTTGTCTGCGAAAGGTCGATCCCGCCGACGGCGTAAGAATTCCGGAATTGTTCAAGCTGCGCTTCAACGCCGGAATTATCGACGACGGTATAATCAAGCCACGCGACCGAAGAATTTTGCTTGATATTGCAATACTTCGTCAAGAATTCGACGCGCTTTGACATAGACATTTCCGCGACCGCGATTTCCTCCCGGAAGAAATCTTCATGCACGGATACGCCCATGTTCGGATTGCTTTTCCGTAATTCTGTTAGATCGTTCCATTTCTCCACGTCGTCGATCATGTAAAGCAGGGGAAGCAAGCGTCTTTCTTTGCTGCCGCCCTTCAGAAACGCCGTGGATCGCTTCATAAGTTCGTCGAATATGCCGTCGTTCTCATATCCTGCCGTCGATATCGAAAGGATCATCGGTTGACGGCGCGCGCCAAGCGCCGACTTCATAACTTCGTATTGTTTCAAGCCCGGATCGCCGCGCCACGACGCAACTTCATCGTTTACGACCAAATGCGGATTGAAGCCGTCCGACTTTTTCGCATTGAACGCAAGCGGCTTTATTGCCGTGTTCGTGTCGTCGATATAGATATCGGATCGGCGTTTCTTCGCAAGTTCGTATAATTCCGGCTCTTTCTTTATCATCTGGAAGAAGTTGTCGTAAACGATATTCGCTTGTTCAAGCTTCGGCGCAAGGCAATAAATTTTCGCGCCGTATTCGCCGTCAAGATACGCCATGTAAGCGATCACGGCGGACGCGAAAAGCGTTTTGCCGTTTTTCCGGCCTATGACGATAAACACTTCCCGGAACACGCGCGTTCCGTCGCTCTCGACGATCCCAAACATCAGCGAAACGGCGGCTTTCTGCCATACTTCCAGCTTTAGAAGATCTGTTCGCCCCTCGCAATGGTGACAAAAGTTTTCGATAAACCGGATCGCTTTGTTTGCCTTCTTTGCGTTGAAAAAGAAATCGCCGCGCTGAAGGCCAGCGACGACGTATTCGTAAACAAGCCGTATCCACTTTCCGACGACATACCGCCCGTTCTTTATGCCGTCGTAATACTCGACAATATAATTTGCGTAAGGCGCGGTCATTCGTCGCGCAACGCCTGTAAGCGGCTTTCTTTCTTCTTTTCGGGCGGGACAAGATCGCAAAGCTGCTTGATAATCGCGGCGTGATTCTTCGTCATAGCGATATGCGTTTTCACCGCGTCCGACTGTTTCGTCCCGCTCTGATTCGCGCCGTTCTGATATTCGACGACGTAACCTTCGGCGTTGATCTGCTCTTGCAGTTCGTCCAGCGATACGGCCATAAACGCGGCGTTTCGGATCAAGCTTTCGACGGTCTTAAACTTTCCTTCTCCTATGTCTTTGAAAATCCGGCGAAGTCTGTTGTACTCGCGCTTGATCCGATCTTCTTTCGATAACTCTTTCTTTGTCGCCATAAATCCGACCCCCTTTTCGGTCAGCCTACACCCCCCATAATTGCATACACCCGTTATGCGCGCCCTCGCGGAGTTTCTTTATTACTCTTGCCTCGGTCTCCCTCGGATACCCCCGCTTCGGCGAATGGGGGGGGATATGTCAGCGCGGAATTATGTTCCCGTTTTCGTCGAAAGCATATCTTTTCCGCTGTTGTTTGTGGTGCTCCCTGTTGTGGCAATCTTGACAAAGCGCTTCCAGATTTTCAAACGATAGTGCTATCGAAGGATCATGCACATTCTTTTCGTTCAAGTAAACTTTGTGATGTGCGATCTTTGCGACGACCGGATCGTCCGGCGTGCTGCAACGTTCACAAAGAAAACCTTTCGACGCAAGAAAAGCAGCGCGGCAAGCTTGCCACGCGTCGCCCTTGTAAAACGCTTCCGCCCACGGCTTCACTTTTCGCCCGCTCCCCCTGTATCGTGATACCGTGTCTTTGATCCAGTATCGCAAGATATAGAAAACCTGTTCGCTGTACGTTACTTTCCTGTGCGGCATAAGGCATTGTTAAAAATCGTCCCTGTCTTTTGCGGCGACCATAAGCGCCATAAGCGCGACCCCCGCGAACACTCCGACGAATACCCCGATCACGAAGCCCAGCATTCCGACGCACCCCCGCAAAAGAAAAGCGCCCTTCCGGATCGTCGGAAAGGCGCTTTCTTGTTTTATGAAAAATTCATTGTACACATGATAACAGATCGTCCGGGCATAGTCAAGGGCGCGATCCGGGCATGATTTAGCCCTGTTTTGAATTCTGGACGCGGAAAGTTCCGGCGTTCACCGCTGCCGGAATGCCGAATATACAGACGGCCATATCGTTTACAATCTTGTTCCGCCATCTGCGCGCGGTCTTTTCGTCAACGTCGATTGCGTCGGCGACTTCCGGCCATGTCAAAGCGCGGCGATCCTGTCGCGGATTGCCGTTGATATCCTCCCCGAAGTAATACAGGCGGATCACGATAAATTCTTTTTGATCTGCAAAAAGGGAAATAGCGCGTTCCAGCCGTTCAAAGCCCTTGCGCGTTTCTGCATACTGCTTCCGTTTTTCCTCTTGCATTTCCTCCACAAGTTCGGCTTCCGTCTTTCTGGACGTATAGCCCGTTTGTGTCGGCGTGTGCGCGAAGGTCTTTTTCCCGGAATGGTATTCGACTTCGCAATATCCTTCTTCATCCGCGACAAGCGCGGCCAGCTTCCGGAAATTGTACAAAAGCGTTTCCATCGCCTTGAAGTAATTGATATACGACCCGCCCGCATCGCCGTAGGCTTCCAGCGCCCCGGCGCGCGCCGCGTCGAAGATCGCTTCCCGTAATTCCGGCGTGATCTGCTCTTTTTCCTTTTTTGCCATCTTTGCACCCTCCCGATCTGTTTTTCATGCGATCTATTATCAAGCGTCCGGCCATCCGGAAGCGCTCAATATCCGATTTTAGCTTCTTCGTCGTCAAACGTTACACATCTACAAGGCTTTTTAATAGCTGCCCCGTGCCAGCTTCTTTTATTTATATATAGTGTTTATAGTGTTATCAATCGCGCTTTCGGCGCGGGCGCTTTTCCGGCTCTTTCGGAATGCGCACATACTTAAAGTACATATATCCGTATTTTGTGGTCTTTGTCTCGACAAGAAAATATCCCTTCGGCGCAACGGGCGGTTTTTTCTCCGAATATTCCCGGATCGCAAGCGTCGGCGTTTCCCGATCCGGCTTCCGCGCGTTTTTCGTCTGTTTCCATCTATGCCCGCCGAATTCCTTTTTCCAATGATCGAAAAGGTAGTTCGCAAGCCCTGTATAATCCTGTCCGTGATCCACTCCGTCATAAAAATTGTGTTCGCGCAGATTTGTAATTCTGCAAACGTCGCCGAAGCCCCATTTTTCGCGGATCGCTTCTTCCGGAATGCCGTTCGATACCATGTGTAAATGAAATCTGTGTGTCGTCTTTCCCTGCCCGTAATAGCAGAATATAACCGCGTCCGGATAAGCGTATTTCAAACGGCGGATATACAGATCGCGGATTTTCCGGCAATCCCGCGCGTCGTGTACTTCGTTTTCCGCGTCAAACGTCAAAGTCGAATACAGGGAAGCGGGGGAAAAGTTTTCATTGAACATAAGCGCGTGCCGTCTGCGGCTGATTTCGATTTTGTGCCGCTCCCGCTCTTCTTCGTTTTTGAAGCGCGGGCGTGACGGCTTCGCGTCTTTTAACGCCGTCTGATCCGCGACGTTGTAAACCTCTTGTTCGCATACAACGCCGGAAAACGTGCGCCGTTTTACTCTTTTCATGCTGAAGCCCTTTCTTGACAAGGCGCGTACTTTCTGATATAATACGCGTATGTTGAATAGCCCTTTTGCATTTCTGCAATCGGAGAAGGAAGCGCCCGGAACGTCACGCCGGACGCTTCCTTTTTTGTTTATTTGCCCTCTTCGGCTTCCGCTGCGCTTTCGCCGTCGGAAGCCTTTTCGTTTTCGGCTTCCTCTTTCATAACCTTTCGCAGATCGTCGAAATAGGCGTTTTCGCCCTCTCTGAAGCCCTGCAAGAATTCCGCAAGGACGTATCCCAAGCAGCGCCCCGCGATATGAAGATCGTTCGTGTCAATATGGATTTGTGCCATTTCGATTTTTCCTTCCTTTCCGGTATGATCGGATCGCGGCAACGATAAACGCATTCACGACGGCCAGCGCGACGCACAAGCAGATCACGCCGACAAGCAGATAAAAGGCGTTTACCATGAATTCATACATCGTCATTTGTCCCACGTCCCTTTGTTGAAGATTTCGATTGCTTTAACGTCGTATTCCTTCACAAGATCAATAATGATCTGTACGGCAAGCGGGCGTTTCTGGACGATCCGCCGGACGTATCCGGTTTCGTTCTTCCCTGCAAGCCGTTCCCGGATATCCGCGTATATCGCGGCGGCGGCTTGTGCGTCCGTGATAACGCCGCCGTCGGCCTTCCGGATCGCGTCGGCGTAATGCTCTTTCAAAAGTTGCGCGAATGTCTTTTCGTCGCCCATATCGCGCCCCCGGTCAAATCGTTTTCCCGCCGTGCCTGTACGGGCGGGATTTGTTGTATTTGTGCTTTTCCGCGATCACGCTTTCGATATCCAGTTTCTTGTATGCAAACCAATATCCGATCCGGGCGACGCAAACAAGCAGATATTCCGCTTTAATATCGTTCATGCCGCCGCTGCCGGTGTCTGCTACATCGTAGGCCGTGGAAATATCCGCATGACAATTCGTGATGAAATCGCCGAAGCTTCGGTATGTGCCTTCGCTCTCTGTCGCCGCCGCGATTGCCCGGTATTCGACGGCGCGGATCGCTTCGTTAAAGGCGACCCCGTGCGTATTTGTCAGTTCCCGCATGAATTCCGCCGGATAAAGAACGCTTCCGCGCGGTATAAAATCCATGCGCCCGAAATAATCGAAAATGCGGATCACAACGTCGGCAAGTTCAACGGCGATCCCTTCCGGCTTGCGATCCTCGCACGGCTCTTCGACATAATACGGATCGCGGTTGATATCCGCGCACGCTTGCGCGTCGCATATTGCGCCGCCTTTCCCGCAATGGTAGTAAACCAGCGGGCGCGCGTTCCTGTATTCTCCCAGCGCTTCGGAAAGTTCCGAATGAATCAGCGCGCAGATTTCGCCGAAGTCCCGATCTTCGATCCACCATCCATGCGAAACGGCGTTTTGGTGGATTTCCTGCACCCACATTTCCGGGCTTTTGTTCATTTGCCTGTACCCCCTTATATTTTTATATGGGCGGGGGCTTGCGCCCCCGATCCCCCTTTACCAGTCCCGGCGTTATCACGCCGGAGAAAGCGCCGCGCCGAAGATCCAGAACGCGCGCCCCGGCCCGGGGGACACGCGGCAACACCGCGCGCCCGCGAGGCGACCGTTGGCCACGTCGCCGCCCACAAGCAGCGCATATGTGCCTTCGCTCCATTGCCAGAAATAAACGCCGTACCCGCTCTTGTCGTAAGTGCTGGATACTTCCGTCGGAAACTGTACATTCGGGAAGGCTCGATCAAAGCCGAATTCGTCCGCCCAGCCGTCGCAATCGCTGATCTTGTACGAAAGCGGCGTATAATCCGCCGTTACTTCGCCTTTTGCGTATTTCGCCGGATCGGTCAGTACATACGGAACGCGATCTTTGACAAGCACGTCCCAGCGCCAGCGGAATTGATTTCCCCACGGATTTTCAATCCCGCGATACTTGCAAGGATATTCCCCGCTCTGATTGTCCTTCAGTGATCCGGACGACGCGCGGACGTTATCGCAAGCGCCGGACGGGAACACGTCGTCGGCGTTTACCGCGCCCGCCATAATGCTTTGTGGATCGCGCGTCGCGAATTCCACGTCAAGAAGAATATTTTTGATTTCGTCGTCCATTGTGCTTTCGATAAGCAGATCGCCCATTCCGGCGGTTAAGGCCATCCAGCCATTAAGCGACGTGATAAACGGATCAAGGCCGGAGCGGGACGCGGGCTTTCCGTCCGCAACGCCCGCCGTGTATGCGGGAAGGAAAACGAAATCCCGAAGCGTTCCGTCGGCGCGCTTGAATTTGCGCGGCGCGTCGAAGCCGTCGTGCTGCTGCATGGATACTTTGCAAAAGCTGTCGTCGGCGGCTCTCTGATAGAAGAAGAGCGGGACATAAACGAAAACGTCGGCGTTCACATTGTCGAAGCCGTCGTCGCCTTCAAAGCTGGACGGGAAACGCTCCCCGTTGACGATTGCCGTATTACAACGGCGCATTGCTCCCCACGGAAGCACGGTGTCGAAGTCGTTTCGGACGGTCTGATCGTCAACGCCGACTTCGGCGACCATTCCGCGCGCGTCGTCCGTGCGCGTCCCGCTCTTCCCGTGGAATTCCACCCCATAGATTTTCAGTTCTTTCATTTTTGAATAGCCCCTTTCTTGATAATCAAACGGGAAATCCCGTCTTTTCCTTTTGTCAGTCCGAAACGCCGGATATACCATTTCCGCGTCCGGTCAACACTTGCGTTCCATCCGCAAGACGCGCATTCGCCATTGTGACAAAGAATTGCCCCGGCGCGCCTGTCGCCCGGTAAAAGGTCGATTGTACAATCCGGATTTCTCTTTTCTTCATCCATGCGCCGACCCGCTCCAATCCGTTAACGTGACGGCCTTTATTTCGCACGGCTGAAATATCCTCCACAAAACCGCTTCCACGTCGTCGATCAGCACGTCGATTTTTTCGGCGCTTCGGAATGTCCTGTACTGTCGCATTCGTAAAAACGTTTCAACGCTGATCGGCTCTTTAATTTCCTTCCCGTACTGCTTTGCAAGCAGTTTCACAAATGCGGCGCGCTTTGCGTCTGCTACAACTATTTGTTCTCCCGTTTCGGCGGCGCGGTCAATCAGAATTGTTGTTTTCCCTGTTTGGCGCGCGCCTTTAATCACGTCAAACATTGCCGCCCTCCACAACAGCGTCTTGACTTCCTCGACGCTGTTGTGGAGGGCGGCTGCATTTATTTGTACCTCCAATAATGCGTTGAGCGGCTTTCCGTGAAATTGTCCCGAAGCACGATATCGCTTTCCGACCATGACATATAAACGTAATCGTCGGATACCGGACGATGCCCGCCGGAACGCCATGTCGTCAACACGTCGTCGGCGATCCGGTAAAGGTTTTCTAATACCGGATTGTCCGCGCTGTATCCCATCCATTGAAGCGGCTGATTGATAACGCCTTCGACCGTCGACGGGAAAGCCGGATTGTCGACGCGGTTTGCCACGCACCACGCCAGCGTATAAAGATCGTCGGTGCTGTTGTTCTTCACGCCGTAAAGCAGACGCGCCAGCATTTCAGCTTCCGCCCGCTCTTGATCTATCTGCACGGCGGCGGCTTCAGCGGCGGCGCGGGCGGCTTCTTCTTGTTCCGCCATATACGCGGCGATCTGTGCTTCATACCGGGCGGCGGTTTCGTTCGTCGCCTTGATCCTTGCGTTTCGCGCGGATAAGCTGCAAACGATGATCGTATATACCATGAACAAAAGCGCGTATTTGCCGACAAGGATAATCGCCGCCGCTGTCGCTTCGCTGATCGTTACCCCGAAGATTTTACGGATTGCAGATACAAGCGCATTTTCCCGGCGAACACTTTTCCGATTTCGGAAATTGTCGCCGTTTCCGTTGCGGACGTGCTTTCCGTCTCTTCTTTGAAAATCGGGATCGCCGGAAGGAAATTCCCCTTCGGATCGCGTGCGGCTATCTGTCCGACCTGTATAAATTTTGATTTCATCGTCGCCCGCTCCCTCTGTGATAATCTGAAGATCGTTCATGCGCCGACCCTCCCACGAAAAACAACGATCCGGAAAAGGTCGATCCCGTCGCTGATCGCGTTTTCACATAGCTTCAAAAGCTGCCCCAAATCCAAACAATCGGTATAACCGAAAGTCTGTTCGCTTCCGTTCACGTCGTAGACTAATGCGTATTTCATGTTGAATAACCCCCGTATTTTTTAGAATAGATACATCTGTCCGGGCATTTCGCCTTTTCTCCGGCCGGAGAATATCGGAACGAACGTCACGTCGCCCCATTGTTCAGCCATTGCCCGCGCTATTCCGGGAAAAGTCTTGCTTCGCGCTGCCGCGTCGTTTCCTCTGTGCTTTTCTCCCATCAAGCGCCCGTGATTTTCTTCAAAGTAAATCCGTTTCAATTTCCCGCTTTTTGCTATGTACGTCCGGATCGGCGGCGGCTGCGGAAGATCATTTGTCACAAGCGGCGGAAGCCCTTTTAACCATAAGCAAGTACGCTTCATTTGATAGTTTTCTTCGTCGCTTTCGCTTTCCGCGAACATATACGGATGAATTGTTTGATCCGGACGGCGGTAAAGCGTTGAAACATAACCTTGCGGATTTTCAACGGCGATCCGTTCGCAATCCGCGTTGATAAACTGCATAAAGAAATCCATAGCTTCAAGCATTTTCGCGCGGCGGGCTTCGACCCGTTCCGGCGTATTCATTCGTAACGACATATGACGGTTATTTACTGAAGAAAGGTATGTACAAGGCGGATGCGCGATCAGCAAATCCCATTGTCCCGTTATCGTGTGAACGTCGCCGTTCTCCGTCTGGAACGTGCAATCGCCGTTGATGTACGGTATCACGTCGCCGTGAATGTGCCATTGCGGACAACCCCCCCCCCCGCAAAGCTGGATATCTGCGGAAAAGGCTTCATGCCCGCGCGCGCGGAAAGCCTTTGCGATTGTTTGGCTTTCCTCGCACGCGATCAGCACTTTCATTCGATCACCTGTACCGTGCTTTCGGATACTGCCGTCGTTTCGGTGAAACGCGCTTTCTTGTCGATCATAAGCGACCCGTTATAATCAACGTCGGCGACGGTGTAAACTTCGCCTTCGTACATAACCTTTTTGCCGATCCACTCTTTCCGTTTCCCCTCGATATATTCGCGGTATGTCCGGCGGGCGGCTGCGCGTTCTTTCCGGTATTTCTGGATCGCGTAATTATCGGTGAACATTTCCATAAGCTCTTTACGGCAATCGTTCAGTTTCCGCGTGATCGAAAGTTCTGTGCTTTCGTCCAAATCCGGGAAAGCTTCGATAATACGTTTGTAATCCGCTTCGACCGCGCGGAAGATCCCGTACACATTCCGGAAGATGATACAATCGTTTTCCGGGCATTCCTTCAACAGTTCGTCGCCGATCTGCGCGATCATGGAAAACATTTCAATGTTTTTGCAAATTCGCGTTTCTTCAATGTTGACCGCGCCCAGCGCTTCAAGCGCGTTAATGCGATCTTCGATGCTCTCCGCTGCGCTGATTTCGTCGAAAACCTCTTCCGCCGGATTGCCGCAAAACTGATACTTGATTTTGAATGTCATGTTGAATAGCCCCTTTCTGTTTACTGCCCGCCGTCACGCGGGAACATCGACCCGCTCGAACAAATATTCAAGCTTTTGTTTTCCCCCGAAGCATTCCATATTGATTTTGATTGCTTCGGGGATCGTGAATTCCGTTACGCCGTTAATCTTGTTCCGCGCGGTTTTTTCGTTTACGCCGATAGTTTCGGCGACGGTCTTTGCCACAAGCCGCGCGGGAACGCCGATCTTGACGAATTCGGCGATAAGATTTACCGTCATGCTTTCGACCTCCTTTTTACCGTTCGCGGTAATCTCATGCTTATAATATTACCGTTCGATATAATTGTCAATACTTTTTTCCCGTTGTCGGTAATTTTTTTCTTTACAAGAAAGCGGCGGCGGGATATACTGATTTCGGAAGGTGATATTATGTATAGCTTTGCCCCGATCCTTGAACGGATAAAGGCCGTAAAAAAAGAAAGCGGCATGACAAATGAAGAATTGTCCCGCGCTTCCGGTATCCCTCGCGGGACGTTAAACAAAATTCTTTCCGGCGGGACAACGGAGCCGAAATTACCCGCTTTAATGGCAATCGCTGCCGCGCTGGATACTTCCGTCGATTATCTTGTGTATGGGCGTATCCCGACTATTTCAGCCGAATTGTCACAAGCGGAATACGGCGTTATCAAGGCGTACCGCGAATTGAACGAAGAAGGGCAAGAATTAGTTTTTGATTATGTCGATACCCTTGTGCAATCCGGGAAATATATAAAAAATAGTCCGTCTTGCGTGGTATCTGAAGAAGCTTGAAAGCAAATAAAGCCCGGATCGGCGATCCGGGCTTATAAGAAAGGGGATATTCAACAATGGCAAGAAAACATATCGTTGTATGTGAAGTATGCGGACGGCAATTCGACGCAAACAAGGAACGCGGAAGCTATGATCCGGACAAACGGCGTTATACTTGCCGGACGTGCTATCGTGCCATGAACAAACCCGCTCCAAAAGCAAAGAAAAGCGCCGATCCGGGAAAGATCAGCGCGGCCATGATTATTAAAATCGTTATCGGCGTTATCTTCTTCTTTACTGCCTTCACGCTCGATACTGCGGCGGAAATCGTCGTCGGAATTGCAATCGGTGTCGGCTTGATCGCATGGGCGCTTGTTCCGTATATCAAAGCAAAGAAAGGCGGCGGGCAACAATGAAAAGAATATCGCAACTTGTTTCGATCCTTGTTTTGATTTGCCTTCTTTCCGGCTGCGGATCACGCGCGCCCGCGCCCGCTCCAACGGAAGCACCAGCGCCCGAAGCGCCCGCCGTCGAAGCCGTCCCCGCTGAAGCCGTCGCGCTGCCGCCGTTGACGTGGTATCCAACGCCGGAGCAAGAAGCGGAATTGCTCTACTTTGCCGTTTCTGCTTTTTCCGGTCAATCGTTCTTCAACCGCGCCGAAATCAACGGCGATCAGCTTCATATTTTCGTGTCCGGCGATCCGGACGACGCTTTGCAATCCTCCGTCCCGCTCTTGAAGTCCATCTTTGAAAAGTTCTTTGAAATGCGGGACGACGAAAACTTGATTTTGTATGTCACTTTCTCAAATGAAGAAACGGGAAAGTCCGCTTTTGTAAATTCCTTTGATCTCAAATGAAAAACGCCGTCATATATGCGCGCTATTCCTCGCACGCGCAGAATGAACAATCTATCGAAGGTCAACTTCACGTTTGCCATGAATTCGCAAAGCGGGAAGGGCTTTCCGTTGTCGGCGAATATATCGACCGGGCGTTGACCGGGCGTTCCGACGACCGCCCGCA